TGTTGCAATATGGCATTCGTCGGGGTGACGGATTCCTATGAGGCATATTATCAAGCGGTCAGAAGATCATGGCGTTTTGGACAGAAGAATGCGGTAAATGTCCATATCTTCGCATCCGAGCAGGAGGGGTCTGTGGTAAAAAACTTGGAGCGCAAGGAGAAGGACGCTCGCGCCATGGCCGACGCGCTTTCATCGGAAACGCTCGAAGCCATCAAAGAGAATATTCTGGGATTCAAACGCGAGACAAACACTTACAACACATCCGCGCAAATTGCGGTTCCTAATTTTCTGAGGATTGCATCATGAATGTCATCAATCAAACAGTAACAGAAGACTATGCGCTGTATCACGGCGATTCGTGTGAGGTAATGAAAGGCTTGCCGGATTCAAGCGTAGATTATTCAATATTCTCGCCCCCGTTCGCATCGCTTTACACCTATTCAAATTCTACCCGCGATCTCGGAAATTCAAGATCAGATGAAGAATTCTTCGCGCATTTCGACTTCATCATTCAGGAACTACGCCGGGTAATGAAGCCAGGTCATAACGTCAGCTTCCACTGCATGCTTATGCCCACCAGCAAGGAGCGCGATGGCTACATCGGCCTGAAAGACTTTCGCGGTGATCTGATTCGCGCATTTCAGCGTCACGGCTTTATTTATGCCAGCGAGGTCTGCATCTGGAAAGATCCGGTGACGGCGATGCAGCGCACCAAAGCATTAGGTTTACTGCATAAGACTATTAGGGGAAACGCAACCATGAGCCGTCAGGGCATCCCTGACTATCTGGTGACGATGCGAGCCCCGGGCGAAATCGTCGATAGGGTGCGACATTACAGGGACGAAGCAGAACTGTCTGAGGTCTGCGCAGAAGAAGGGAAGGATTGCGCCACTCAGAGTTTAAACGTATTGCCAGTTCAGGAATGGCAGCAACTCGCCAGCCCGGTATGGATGGATATTAACCCCAGCGAAACACTCCAATACAGAAGCGCAAGAGACAACGAAGATGAGCGACATATATGCCCGCTTCAACTACAAGTCATCGAGCGCGGCATAAAACTATGGACGAATCCTGGCGATGTGGTTTTTTCACCATTTGGCGGGATTGGTTCCGAACCTGTAACTGCTCTACGCATGAAAAGGAAGGCCATCGCAATTGAATTAAAGGACAGTTACTACAAGCAGATGGTGCTGAATGTGCAGGCGGCGATGAAAGATACCGGAGACTTGTTCGCATGAGCCAAACAAAAACCCATAGCCTGATTGAGTCGGCGACAAACATCTTAATCGGATACACCGTGGCGCTGGTTTCTCAATTGGTAATCTTCCCGATGTACGGAATTCACATTCCGTTGTCGGACAATATTGCTATCGGCGTGTGGTTCACTGTCGTTTCGCTGGTTAGGAGCTACGTTATCCGGCGATGGTTTAACAAAATCACGGTGTCGGCATTGAAGCATTAAGAATTGAGGAAATAACCATGTTCCCAAAAAACAGGCAATGGACGAAATAAATCGGCTACGTATGCTTTGCGCCTGGACGCCAGTCACCGACAGATTGCCAGAAAACGGGAAGCCTGTGCTGGTAGCATGTGGCGCAGAAATTCTGCGTGCCATCCATATACAAGCTGGTTGGTTTGGCTGCAACATTTTGTATTGTTCGTTGGAAACCGAACCTACTCACTGGATGTCGTTACCGGAGGTTCCGAATGAAACTTGAAGTTGAAATTACACAAGGAAAATGAAATGGACTTCCTGCTTGCACTACTTTTCTGGTTTCTTGTGTCTATTCCAGTTGCCTTGTTTCTAGGCTGGTTCATTAGCACAGGAACGCACGATTAATAATAGACGTACTTGTCCAAGGCCACTGTTTCGGTAAGCCCTTGTGCGTCCGTCATAATAACTTCGTAGTAGTACGTGCCATCAGCTTGTGTTGCCTGAATCTGCGTTGGGGCGAATGTGACTTGGCCGTTTGTGGCGGGGGTAACTATTGTTCCCACCAGCGAATACAGCAAATTGGCGCCGAGCGAGTCGGGCGCTTTATCGGTGGTGACGTTCATGGTAAAGCTGCACCCCGTGATGTCGATCGGCAAATTGGTTGACGAACTGATAATTGTCAGCAAGTCCTTGTGGGTATTTCCACGGCGGCGTTGGATAATTGACATGAGTGCTCCTAAATAAATACGCACGTAATGGCGGTAGATTGTGCATCAGTCGCATAAGCAGCGATAGCGCTGTCGCTGGAATAAATGGCGGATATCGAAGTATCGTTGGCTACGGCGACTATCGGATCAGTATTTACCGACGCGGAGACAGACGAGTCATTGACTATTCCTACGGCGTCATGCACTAGAGCACTGCCACCGCCAAGTCTCGGGTGAGTGAGTAAATCCCAAGCCGTGCCAGTAGCCAAGCTGGATGCTGCCAGCAGATTAGTCCACGCGCTCATTTCGTGTACGCCCACACTGCTGTGGCAATGTCCGCAGGTGTTGCTCCACCAGCACCAATACTGGTTACTGCGTATGCAGCAGATTGAGTGCGCTCAATATACGCGCCGGAGACTGGGTTGATCGTACAGTCCAGGTTGCCACCGCGTATAACCCAATTTCCCGCCGGGAACTGAAGCGTCCATCCATTGACAAAAGCAACGGCTGGAAATACCGCCCCGCCCCCCAAGCTGACTGCTTTATACGTATGAATTGGAGGGTAGATTATGGCGTCCGCCCCGTCCTCAATATCGCGTAACGCAAGGTGAAACGCCACCATATCCGTAATGGAGGCGTCCGAATGTACTATCCGGTTCGCAAAGTCTACCGTGAGAGACATCCTCTATCCCTTAAACGTCAGCGTTGCGGATAGCGTTAACCGAGCCGCCAGTAACGGTTACCGGGAACGTGGTTTCAAAAGGCACAATGGGCGATGCCCCGCCGTTACGGACACGGACACGCGCAGTAAAATCGGCCACATAGTTAAATGTCCCACTTGACTCCGAAGTTTGCGATGTCTGTTTGTCAATATACGGGAACCATACCGCTGCCGCAGAGTATCCGCCGGTTGGGATCGCGGGCGACAATCCAGATACAGTTGTACCAGAGATTCCGGTATAGGTATGCGGGTTATTTGCAATACGGATATACCCTGCTCCAGTAGCAACATCGCCCGCAGGAGCGCCGGATAGCGTTAGCGTGGTGCTTGCTGCGCTTCCAGTACCTGTGATGCCGGTGGTTGTACTGAATCCACCTGCGCCGTCATCTTTACCTATGAGGATATAGTCAGTAGCCAGCAAATTACCGGCGGACACGGCGATAACGTTTGGTGGTACTACTGGAACGCCATCGTCGCTTATCAGTTGGTACGCCTGTAAATCCGCGCTGTGCAGGCTGTTTAAGTCTATCCACCACCCTTGAGCAACGAAGAACTTACCGCCGGATAGTTTGCCAAAAGGCGCCTCTTGGATATCATTATAGGCCGCATTCAGTTTCCGATATTGCCACCCAGCTATACCGTTCAGCGTGGCCGTGCTGTTTTCGTGGCAGGCCCACTGCAAAGCCTGATATACCTCAGTCAGCCGCAGTGCACCCGTCCAGGAAATCGTGCCTTTGTATAGCTTTGTTACGTTCCCAAGTGTTTTAGTAACAGAACCGAAGGTTAACGTAACAACACCAGCGGGTGTTGTAGAGGTGACAGTATTTGTGCCACCAGTGTAATTTCCGACAAGCCTGGAAATATTGCCGTCAGCCGACACCGATAATGCCGCCACCTGTTCAGAACCAGCGGAACAGTCCACGTCGAAGTGGCTGAATGCGTAACCCCACTCTCTGGATAGTACAGTAACAATTCCCGAGTTGATTAGAGCACCTGCGGTTTTAACCTTAAACAACGCCCTAATCGGCCCGGCAGGCCACCACTTGGTGCCAGAGTTGTACTTGGCACCGTTCTGCACAACGTAGTGACTACGGCCCGTCAAACCAGAGCCGATGGTATTGATGCCGGTATATAGCTCCGCCCCGCTTCCTTGCTCAACGGAACCGAAGTAAAAGCGCTGGCTAGTTAAGGAGTCAATGTTAATGCCATTCAAAAGCGTCAGCGCCGACGGCCTGAGCGTGTTACGCTTACCAGCAAGCTCCGATGGCACAGCACCTAAGATGGAGACGTTATCGTCAGCGGTTACATTCGGATTATCGGCGAGGTCTTGCAACCACGCATGGAGATCAAGCACCGAATAAACGGACGTTCCGGCTACACTGCGCAAGTCTCCACTTGCTGATATACTAAAATCTGTTGCGGTTATAGACACAGTGTCTTCTCCTAATCAAGCTGTTGTTCGATATACAAGCTGGCTGATCCCACGATGGCCGTCTGGCGTGTTTCATAGGGTTTATAGTAGGGCGCTGTTGTCCCTTGTCGCACTTTAATCCGTAGATCATTCTTCGGATCGCCGGATTGATACACAACTAAATTTATGAGCTGCGTAGTGCTTGTGGCAATGCCAAAGTATAGTTGCTCGCCCGTGCTGTAAGCCTCAACGGATATTGCCGAACCCACTACCAGATTGGTCAGAGTCAGCGTAAAAATGTCTAGCGGATACTGATAAGCCTGCGTCGTTGTGGTGCTGGTTGTTGTCATATAAACGCTTGTAATTGGGGTAGTGTTGGCAGTGATCGTGGTGATCATGAGCCGCAACCTGAACCCCTTGCTGGCGTCAATACCCGCAATCCCATTCAGCACTGTTCCGAGCGTTGTCGCTGTATAGTTGGCCGTTGTCATTGCTGACCAACCTGCGCCGTCGTTCTTGTCGATGGCGTAATTGTAGTTGTAATTGGTCGCTGTTCCACCAGCCATCACTAGAGCAGTGTTAGCAAAACCAGTATGCCCGATGGCGTAGTACGGCATTTCGAACGTGGCGCTCTGCCCAACCACAAACATAGACAAACTACCGTTCGATGTAAACCCACACCCACCAGACAAGGTTACTTGAGCCGCAGTATCCACTGTCGGTTCATTCATCAGGATAGCGATTCTTCCGGCTGTGGTGCTGGTAAAATTATCAAGCCAGTGTGTTCCGTACACAGAAACCAGCGCTGTCAATGCCCCCGTTTCTCCCATGCCTTTCCGTGTCATATTGTTGAACGGCATCGCGTCAATGGTATCGCTATACTTGCCCCAGACATTCTCCTCTATAATATTCTTAACAGTGTTATCCCCGTCAACGAGACCATATCTTGAGTTTATTACGTATATGTGTTGTATTTTTATGTCATGACACCCAGAATAAAGTATATAAACTTTATTACACCCGGTTGAAGAACCCCCCAGATCAAGAGGTGATGAGTAAGTGCCAATGTTGCGCAACTTTATGTTAAAGCTCCCGTAATTACCATTCAGAAGCCCGGTATACGGCTGGTTATTGGCTAACGGAAAAGTCAGCCCACTAAAAACACAGTTGCTTGCGTTAACCAGGTTCCAGACATAGGTTACATAAGAAGAACTCGTGGTTCCAGAAACGCAGTTTATATAGCTTACATTCGTTGTATTGAAGTTATCACACGTGGTCGGGAAGAAACTGCCCTCGATGGAGGTGTGATTCACAAAATTGCAATTATCCGCGCGTGTTGCAGTAATCGACGCCGGATTTCCTGCTGCTATGATTGTATTTGCCCTAACCGTGCATCCGGTAAATGTAAACCCCGCCACGTAATACAACGTGACTACTGGTGGGGTATTCAGAGATGCACGGGAAAATACGCAGTTAGTGAATGTTCCACCGGCATTGGAATAAGTTATGTACAGCGCATTACCGATCAATTCTGTCGTCGGTTTGCTACCTACGCCGATTGTCGAAAATATCATCGGTTGCGCAATTTGCTTAAAATAAATCGCGTCAACAAACCCGGAATTTGAGAGAGCGACCGAATACGCCTGAGTGCATGACAAATACCAAGCCATGTTGCACTTGTCTATGCTTATTACGCCCCCGCCAGTTGTTGTGAATGAGTGCCGTGTTGCAACCGTTGCATTGGGGATCACATTCGCAGTACGTGACGCCGTAGTGTTGTTTTCGAAAAATACGTTTCCAATAACAACTTTCAGGCCGGCGGGAGGTGTATATCCGCTTGTTGCGGAACCGTTGTTGCCTATGCGCACCAAACCAGTGTTGTCGATCCAGACAACTTTACCGCGCGCCGCTTCTGTTCCGACTGTGGTCGCTGTGCCTGCATTTGGGTAGAACTCATAATCCCCAAGGCCAGAAGTCTGCTCGATGAACACACCAGCTGCATAACGCAATGTGCCGTTATTCGGGATTTGCAAGGTCTGATTTGACGCGCCAGAAGTAGTCCCGAGCGTGTACCACGCGCCGGTGACTTGAAACGCGCCAAGTCGGTTCGCGTAAACAGTCGCAGACTCATCGCCGTTTACTTCGATGAACCCCCGCACCGCTGGCCCGTTGGCCGTGAGCGTGAAACCAGCATAGGCTCCATCACTGATGGTTCCCGGGGTTCCGCTGGCGTTGGTAACTTTCAGCCATCCGGAGGCCGCGGTGGCAACAGGAGCAGAAACAAGATCAGCGTAAATTCCGATTGTGTTGCACGTTACACCGCCAATTGTGATCTGCGTTCCAAGCGTGAGCGTACCAGACCCACCAGTGAACGGAATCATCCAGACATTAGTGCCGTCAATAAGGATTTTTCCACCCTTGGTTGCGTTGATGGTAAAGCTGCCCCACGTTGTTGACGTGGTTCCACTCAGGCCATAGCGGCTGTCCTGGTCGATAGTGAGGTTGAATCCGTTTGTGTCAACAGTATCGCCACCAGTTCTAGCTGTGGTTACACCCCAGATAGCGGCATTCCCGATATCTCTGAGTGTGGCGTTAGCAGCTAAAGTGTACGCTGTTGTCATGCAAGAATCTCGGCAGCACGCCCTGCAGCAATCAATCCGCCTGCTTCAATCGATTGGATTCCAGCCACCGTGCGCGGATCGTCAAGGTCAACCGATGTTCCATCTGCTTCAGGAGATGCGGCATTCAGCTTTTCCAGCCATACTTCCACCATGACGGACGACTTGGCGGCAGAGTATATATTCGCCAATTCGGTGTCGGTAAATCGGTTCATAAGCTCAAGTTTGGTCAGCCTGCGACGGGGTTTTTCGTAGAAATCGAGAATCGCAGCGTTCCACGCCCATCGAGACATATCGGGCATGTCGCCGTCACGAATTTCAACTGTTACGCCGTCAGCTGGAGGGATTTCCTGGCCGGATACACCGACTAGAACGTTCCCTAGGTTACGGTTATATGCTATGTAATACGCCACGCTGGTATCTCCATATCCATTGCCACATCATCCACGCCAGCTCGGTATGCTTGTCCTGGTATGTACAGCACGCACAGTCCGCTGGCTGCGTATTCAGGTCGTGCTGGGCGGCAAACCGGATGAATTCTTGTTGCATGATAGTTTAGCAATTACGTGCCGAAATGCGAAGCGCCACCTACCCGCACCCCGGCATAAATCAACCAGCGGCGCCATGCCGAGATGCCCGTAACGGCGCATGCTTCGAGCAGCACCTTGTCGGCTAACGCTCGCGGGAGCATCTTGGATTTATAAAGGTAATCATGAATCACAGCGGCCTCTCGCGTCACCTCGCCAACCAGGAAAAACACAACAGGAAGCCTTGGGCAGCTTTCAAAGTCCGTAATCATCCCGGCTGGTGCGGTGATTGTCTGCGCTGCCACATCAGATTGATATACTAGCGGCGCGTCGAGCCGCCATAACCCGCGATATTCGTTTGCCGCGTCATCTATCAACGACACATCTAATTCTGTGAGGAATTTGCTCATGGTGCAGGAGCCTTCAAACCTTGCCCAGAAGCCGGCGCCATCAGTTGTTGAGCGCCAAGCACTCCTCCAGCGCCGACAGCGGCAGCACCAAGCCCCGGAGAAGCAAGGGCGGCACCGGCGGCAGGAACAAGCGTAGGCAGTATTGGAGCGAGCGCAGTGGCCACGGCGGCCTTCGCGGCGGCGTTAATGGCGTCTTGCGCAGCACCGGCGGCAATGGCCTGCCCCTGGAATGCCGCTACGCCATTCTCGATCAGGTGGACGGTTACAGCGCCATCCGCGCCGCGCGTGATCTGGGCGTCAAGGCTGGCGATTTCCTTGCCGTTGTGGACGGTAACGGAGCAGCATACCTGGTTGCCGGTCAGTTCGTCGGTAAATGGTTTGACTTCGTATCTGGCCGATCCGGCCTCTTGCAGGCTTGCACATCCTGATAGGGACAGCACAAGGACTGGAATAAATTTTTGCATAACTCACTCCTTCGGATTAGACATTGAGGCTGTAAAAACGCCAAGCGCGATAAGCGCGTCTCGGATGGCGGTTACATAGTCGGCAACTGGCGCCATCCCGAATACCACGAGCGCACCCCATGCCATGAATAGCGCGGCGGATGCGATAATCTTTTGTAATGCTGTCATGGCCGATTCCTCAATTTTTCACGCCACAGCGGAGAGTCGGATATAACCGAACAGTTGTAACTGTGAAAATCGCCCAAATGCCCAAAGAACAGATGGCAGTTGACTCCGTTCTCATCCGATTCGCACAACGTGATTAGATTGTTATCGGCTAATTCAAGATCCGGGTGCAGATGAAAAGGGAGAATGTGATGCACTTCGAGACTTTTCGTCCCGCCACAAACCTCACACTGCGGATAATCTGCCAGGTGCGCTTTCCTTGTGGCAGGCCATTTAGGCGATCGCGAAGCCGATAATGGAGCCTTGCCTTTTACCGCGTCAACTATTCGTCGAAGTATCGCCATTTTCGCCTCTTGTTGTCATTGTTCATGCCAAATCAATCCCCGCCCGAATAATATCCGGCGAATATGGCACTCTCCCATTCTCATGCCTAATGATGGCCGTCACCAGCTTTTCGAGCGTATCCCGGTTGCTGACATTGATGATCTCATCGGGCTTTACGCCAACCTCTTGAGAGACGGCCATGATGTAGCTTTGCGTGTCGTTCTCAGTTGGAGGGGCGAAGCGTTTGATGATCCCAGATATAGTCTTGAGGTTATGCTGACGGTAATACGTCAGTAGCACGGTAGCCAATGCGCGGATGCCGTATTGTGGCGTCTGGAATGAGACAAACCGCGCATCGGTTTGCTGTTCGCACATTCCTTTCCATGTCGTTCCGTTGCACTCAAGGTTTCCTGGATTGCAGTTTCGTTCGCCTCGTGTTTGATCAATCATGTCGCATCCCATTCTTTCTACGCTCGACACCAAGAGCTTCTTCCATGCGGTCGAAGCGTTCGTTGAAAAATAATTTCAGGTTTTCTAGCACGTCTCTAATATCGGTTTTGGAGTGGTATTCATGCGCCAACTTTAGCTCCAGCGCGATTAAGCGCGACGAATCGTCCTCATGTTTCTGGTACAAGTCTTTGATCTGTTCTGCCTGTGCAGCGTCCTTCTGGCGTAGAAGGAAAAACAATACCGTAAAAACCCCGCCCGCTATGAATAAAATAACTTCCGTGCTCATCTGGTTTTGCTCCGAGAAACCCCGTCCTTTATGGCGGGTAACAGTTTCAGCATGGCCCGGTGGTGCAAGTCAGGGCGGAGTGATTGTCGGCGGCGTGACTGTCGATGGTGTGACTGTCAGCCGTATGACTGTCTGTGTTGTGACTGTCGGTAATAGTTGATGTTACATTCGCGGCTGGCGCTTGTATCTGCCCGGCAATCCCGACGAATGCGCTATTTGTCGATACGGCCACGTCCCGGCTGTTGTTGCTCTGCGTGACAGCTATCTGCTGATTGGCATGGATGCCGTAGCCCTGAATCAGAGACGGTACAAGGATACCCACCCAATCCCGGATTTGTTCCGACACCGAACGAGGGGCGGCTATCTGTTGCTGGTACTGCCCACCGCTAGGGATCATCAGAGCCATGACGGCAGCCACTTTTGCAGCGTCACCACCAGTGGCGCCAAGCTCCTTGATTGCGTTCGCCTTGGCGATTTCTGCATCGGATTGCGACTTGTGTATTTGTGCCTGCATCGCGGCATACCGGCTGTAATCGGATGATGTCGCGCAACCTGCGAGCATCAGGATTGCGGTAATCAAGATCATAATTTTCATGGGTATTTCTCCTTTTATGGGATAACAGGCCAACCGGAATGCCAGTCGTAAGTGATGATGTCCTGCACTGTTGTCATAGCGCCGACAGCATCGCAGTGTTTTCCGCGAATACCGTCAATGGTCGCCTCTAGATGCAGGAATTGCGCCGAATTATTCATCACTCGATTAACCATGTCCGAGATTGTGATACCGCGCACCTGTGCGGTAGCATTGAGCAACGGGGCCTGGTTAATATCGCTTGTTGCCGTATATGCACGTGCCTCAATCAGTTTCAGACTCCAGCTTGAGAGTTCCGCCGAGCTGTAGCCACGGATTACCGCATTGCGTAATCCGGCAGCATATGAGTCGATTTCTGACTTTCTTTTTTCGATTGCAACGGCAAGAGTATCTTGCCCGATGGTATCTGGCGGCAGTGGACTATTACCTGCCGTCAACCATGCCTGGTATGCCCTCCAAGAATCGCTAGATTGATCCGGGAGAACGATTGTTCTGGTTTCGAAATCGAATACACCGCCGGATTGGAGAATTTGATAACGCATCAATTGAACTCCACAACAATATAGCCTACGGCTATGCTCGTGGTCGTAACCGCGCCCCTTGTAGCTGTAACGGTTGTTGAATCGGTTAACTCAATACGCGGATAATCATTACCAGTTGGGACATTCCCACCCCCTGATATGTACATCCATCCCATAAAAAAACACAAAGACTTTGCTGTATTAACGGACGTAATTGTCACTGTGCCGCTTTGCGAAGAATTGTTAATTGTAACTGTCCCTTTATAAATCGCTTTAATCGATCCAAGTCGTCCGCTAATGGTGCTGTCTAAAAACGTAGCCCTCGTAGACGTATAATCGGCATTACTCACCGCCGTTGATGCTAGGGCGACATTGCCAGTCAGATAATCCAGTTTCGCCGCTCGTGCTGCTGTCCAGTAGGTCGTCAGCAAATCGCTGATGGTTTTAAGTTTTCCCGGCACGCCGAGTAAAAAATCAATCATTATTTAACTCCATAAAGTTCTACAATTTCCAGCGCCCACTTCACTTTGTCTTCAACGCGCTGGCCTTTTGGTTGTTTGGTTGACCACAACTCTAAGTTTTCAAGTCTGTTGTCATCTTTTATTCCGTTGATGTGATGCACGTTTTCATGGGCGTGGAGTTTTCTTCCTAAATGGTCTTCCATCACTTTTCTATGCTCTAGGTACTGCTTATTTCCAGGATCTCTGAATACCCTGTATCCGTCGCTATTTATTGATCCTGATGGGTTGCCAAAATCCCTGACAGGTCGGAGATCAACGCCAGCCCGTTTTTGCGCGTAATGACTGTTGCAAAGGTTGTGTGCTCGAGAAGGCTTGCCGCAACCGTCAAACGAACAAATACCCGTTTGCTGTTTTCTAAGTTGCAACGGCTTTAGCTTCTTTAATTCGCGCCCCATAGATTTGTAGGTTCTATGTGTATCACAAAGACCACTCACGTTTGAGCTATCCCTGTCACATTATGGAACTGAGCATTTCATCGTCACGACCATGCTGTTGATGTTACGTTTGCGTTAGCATCATAGGTAATTGTCTTTGTGCCGATCGTTGCCCACGTGCTGCCGGAGTCTGCCGAGTAGCTGTAAACCGCCACAGTGACACTCCCGGATGCTCCTCCCGTTGTACCCCACGTCAGTGCGGCCTTTATCTGCTCCGTGCCTTTCGTGTAGGTGAGCAGTGCGGGCTGGTCTGCCGTGCCGCCGGATACGGCTAGGCTGAAGCCGTAGAACCCCCCGCCCATGATGCAGGCATCGCGCACCGCCTTAAGGTTGTTGCGCTCGGATTGCCCCATCTGCGTGAGCGTCTGGGCGGTGGCATCTGGGGTGGTGGGATCAAATAAAACGTATGCCATTTAAACTCCTTGCCATTCGTAGCGGAACGGTGAGGCAATTCTTGCCCCGGTTTGGTCGAAAACGTAAACATCAAAAGTTGTTGCTCCTGCGCCCCCACCGATGACGATGTTGTCGTAGGTAGCCGATCTTGCGGTTGTTCCCTGCGGGGTGATGGTGATCTTTTTCGCCGCGACATATTGATTCGCCAGCGTGATCGTTACCGGGCCGGATGCGCTGCTGGTGCCGGTTCCTACTTCTTCGCGGGGGATGGCGTCTACTCGGATATTCTGAGTTGGCATCGTGACTTTTAGTGTGCTGGTGGTTAGAGATTCATGCTTCATCCGGGCGAATCTGGCATTGAGTTTCTGGCTTAGCCCGGCGGGATAACTCCATGTCGAATTATCGGTCGAATTGCCAAGATAGCTGATATGCGAGCCAGAAATATCGGCAACCGTCGCCGTCCCTGTCCACTGTCCACCGAGCACCAGGCCGAAGTCCTCCACCTCGCCAAGCCATGTGCTTGTCACGCTGTTGTGGTAAGTAGCTGCAATGTTTCCGTAGGTGCTTGCCGTGTTCGGGAACTTGGTTGCTGCCAGCACGCCATCCTCCGTTACTGTGTAACTATTCCGGTCTGTCGGATTGATCGTATAACTCGCCATGTTGGTCAGTGTCGGATTGGTCTGGTCATAGCTGGCAACCAGAAAAGCTGCTGCGTCGCTGGTGACGGTGACATTTGCGGTGGCGGCGGTGGCACTATACTGCCCCACAGAATCCAGCGCATTGACGTGGATCGTCCATGTGCCAACAGGTATCTGATCTGACGTAAGGCGCAAGGCGTCAACACGATCAATAAGCAATGCGGATGCCCATGCAACACCGATTGCTCCATAGCGCACTTCATAGCGCCAGATGTCGATGTCAACTGCCGGCGCCCATGAGACATAGACACGCCCGCCAGCCTCAAACGCCGCAACGCTCGGCACGTTTCCGGGGATGAGATATTTTCCTAGCGGGGTGATATTGGCCTGCGCCCATGATCCAACAGAACCGATAGTGGTTATAGCGGCGACCTTGACAACGTATTCAACGCCCTCCTTAACTGCCGCGGTGCGGTAGATTGGCGATAACGTACTTGCTGTATCTATCAGTGCACCGGCTTGGTAGACTTCGATGCGGTAACTCTCCAGGTAGGGATAGGTTACGGCATCCCACGTTGTTTTGATGCGCGAGGAATATGTGCCATTTTCGAGCTGATAGACTTCCTCCGCAGATACAATGCCGGTAATGGCGGGTGGCGCTGCCGGATCGGGAAGCGTGGTGTCTGCATAAGTAGGGCTGGATGAGACGACATCGGAATAAGCGGCGGGATCGTATTCAATCGCGGAAATCTGCCAGCGCCCAGCGTCTGCAATCTTTGCGGACATGACGCGCATGAGTTTTGCAGTCAGCCCGATGGGGTGAGTGATGTCAACAATGTCGCCTACCTGCAATTTCAGCGCTTCGTCGAATGCTGTGAAATCTGCTGACAAGTCTGACAAGGTGAGCTTGTTCAGGCGCTCGATTGACTCGCGCATGGCCTGGCTATATCGCGTGATCCCCGGAAGGCTTACCTGCGAATCGCGGCGCGGGGTAGTTCCGGCGTCTACACCTGATGCTTTTGCAAAAGCCGATTTCTCAGCCCACGGCAAAACGCTGGTGTCTGTATAGCGCATGTCGATCACTGTTGGGATTTGCTGCAATCCTCGCTTCTTGAGTTTGAGCGAATTGGCGACGATGTTGGAAGCGGTAAAACTAAAAACAGATATGCCGGGCTTGTCAGGAATCAAGCGATAATTCGATCCTTCCTGGCTAATAAAACACCCGGCATAAGTGCGCAACGCTTCGAGCCATTGCGTGCATGGGTTTGTTTGATCCAGTACCAGTCCGATGATGCGGCGCTTCTCGGTGCCGCAAAGCTCGTCGCAGAAGTTCGCGGCAGCAGTTAGGCTGGATGAATCCACCGTTTTGCCCATACCATACACCGTCGAGGTGAGGAAATCGGCAAGTGCCAGCGCGGGGTTGTCCGAGTAGGCCGTCAGCCCGGTGCGCGGATCGTAGAGTTTCCGGCCCTGGATGATGGCCTTGAAAGTCGGGAATCCGCTGGTAGCGTCTGCCTTGATCCTGGCCACGGTGTAGGCGATACCTGGGAGCGCGTCGGCATAGGTGATGCCGTGCGAAGCATAGGCGGCAATCAGCGTTGCATCCGCTGTCTGCCCTGCCGTGCCGTTGTAGTTGGTTATCGTGATTCCAGCCGGGAGCGCGTTGTCGCTCTCGGTGATGGTTTCAATAGTGTTTATCTCGCCCTCACCCCAGATCAGCACCATAATCAGGTCATTCTGGTACGTCAGCCAATCGGCCACTAGCGCGCCGGTATAGACACGGCCATAGATGATCGGCAGCGGCGCATTCTCGGCGGCGCATTGCGCCTGCGTGTCCGATGCGGTGCTGGCGACTGCGTTGAGCGTGGAGAGCGCGGCAACCGGGCTTGACGACGACGTTGTCCACGACACGCCGGGAAGGTACGGCTGGCCGTTTGGCGGCGGCGTGTAACTCATACCTCCTCCATCATGACGGTAGCCGTGTAGTAACCGCCCGGCTCAAATTTGTATGTCGGCCTGGCGGAAAAAACGCAAGTCCTGGTCGCGCCATCTGCCGCGCTGGTGTAACTAAACGGCAGCAGGCGGTTGGATGCATAGAACGCATCCAGCGTTCCCTTGCCGACCGAGTCCAGGTAAGGGTGAGAAATCTTGAAGCTAGACTTGTCGTTGGCGTAACTGCGCACCCGTGCGGTGCCGTCCTCGGCGCGGTCAACCAGCAACTTCGTGGCGTTCTGCGGATCGGATCCGAAGCTGGTCGGTAGTGTCGGGTATGCCGCCATTTAAACGCGCTCCAGAATGTACGTTTGCCCGCCCCATGTGTCTCTGCTGCCTGCCGGGCGTAGATGGTTTAATCCGATTCCCGGCCCGATGAAGCGGCGCGGCGCATAGAGCGCGGTTGTCTTCGAGGAAACAAGCGTGATGCGTACAGCATCCGGGCCGATGTCTGCTTCGTCTGCCACCCCGTCAAATACCGCAACCGGGTCGAGCGCGCCAGGATTGTCACCGTAGAACTTCCAGATTTTTACCGGGCGATCCGCTACGCCATCATTTAGCACAAGTGCGGAATAGGCCAGGTCTGTATTGATGATGTCGAGCGAGCCAGTTTGTGCGCCTTTCCCGTCCCAACTCAATCCGCTGACTTTTCCCAGCCTGCCACCCGTCCAGGTATATCCACTCCATGATTGATCCCCGCGAGTGGACAAGCGAATGGTGGTGGGAAATGAGATTTCCACCAGGTAGGCAGGTGTCGTAACCGTTGATGCGGTTGCGGTTGCGGTGGCTGTGGTCAGGGTTCTCAACTTACCGATACCTCAGCATTTTGCAATGCGTTGAAGATTGTCACATGGGCCGGTGGCGTCGGCTTGGCAGCAGCAACTTGCAAAGCAGCAGCTGCAGCGTTCAGTTGCGCGGCGGCTTCGTCCATTTTCGCCGTCAGTTTCGCGGCGAGGTCGTTGTGCTCCTTGGTGATGGCGTCCTGTGACGCATTTAGGCGCTTAGTTGTTAGGTCGTCCACTTTGGTTAAATAGGCGATAAACTCGCCTGACACGTCTTTCTGCTGTTTGGCATCGAGCATGCCATAAGCGGAATTCACATCGGCGTTGATCTTGCTGGCGAGGTTCTGGATTTGCGCCGGGTCAATAGCCTTCGCCAGTTGCTGGTAAATCGTATCTGCCTGTGTGCGCAGGTAATCGTATTTGGCCGGGTTATCCATTACCGACATTTTTATGGACTCGATGCTGTCGGTATACATGCTATGTGTAGCTGACAGCGCGGACTGTATCTGCTGGATCATCTGCATCTCTAGCTGATACTGCCCCTGAGTGGCGGCGGCTAGATTTTTCGTGGCGGCGGCGCTGCCGTCGTAAGTCGAAATCATCGCCATCAGAGCATCGCTGTTGCGCTGCAAGGCTCCTGTCGCGCCCGATGCATTCTGCGCGATCTGATCCATGACCGCATGCAGCGGGTCGGTCATGGTGTATTGCGTTACCGTCAAAGCATCGTTGAATTGATCAAGCGCGGCTTTTGTTGTTTCGGTTGTGGCGTTAAGTGCGTCAAAGCTACCTGCAATTGCTTCGAGTATTTTTGGCGTTTCTTTCCCGGCTGCTGCAAATTCGGCGCGAATCTTCACCATGCCGAAGGTGGCATCCGTCAGCATCTTATTCAGGGATTCGCCCAGCACGTCGGCAATTGACTGCAACCTGTCACGGGTGATTGCCTGTTCGGCGCCGCTCTTTGTCCAGTCAGTGTGCTCCATGCCAAACCCGTATTGTTTACTGGCAACAGCATCGAGTTTGGCGTTTATTTTCGTGATCTGATCCGCGGTCAATCCGAGAGATGAGATCAGAGACTGCTCGTTAGACTGTAGAGACTGTGAGAACGCATCCAGAGAAGTGCCCATTTCTCCGCTAGAGAACCAGTGGTTGTCTGTCGATTTTGTAGGTTGCCCAAGCCCTCCTTTCCAGTTACCGCTACGATCGGTGTCGCCGCCTCCGCCGAACAGGTCGCCGCCACTGCTCAATAGCGCGGCGACACCAAGCGCCGCCCATCCCCATCCGGGTATGGCCGCGAGTCCTGCGGCTGCGCCTTCGGCTGCGCCTGCCGTAGCAGTCGCGCCTGCGGCTGTACCTGCCGCCTGTCCTGTCCCATAAAGCGCGCCGAGGTCGGTCGATAGCAAGGATCCGGATGCTTCGCCTGATACTCCTGTAAGACCGGATACGCCGAGCGACTCGCCAGAAACAGCGGCCCCCGTACCAAAAGATGATGCTGCGGTAGGCGCAAATGCGACTCCGGTGGTCATGCCGGTTGTCGCAGCTGGCCCCATACCAAGCCAATTACCAACCGTACCAAATACACCATTACCGCTGGTCAGGCCAGAATAAAGCGAATAACCCTGCTGACCCATGCCCAACATACTGCCTATGCCGCCCCCTGGGCCTGCGATTGCGCCAGCCATGCCGCCACCGCCAGTCAGCGAGCCGTAAACCTGGAATGCAATCGGCTTTAGTGTGGCCTCGTAGATAGCGCTCAGTAATGCTTTTTTAAGCGTGTCGCCGATTTTCTGCGCAGCGTTCTTGCCCTGTGTTGCCCAATCAGTGAAAACTCCGCGCGCGAGTTTGTCGGTTTCGTCCCACCCTTTCTGCCATTCCTTGGCCGAAGCGTCAGCGGCATCGGCGGCGGATTGTCTCCACTGGTTCGACTCCAATATACTGCGGCGCTCTTTGAGCAGGGTGATGGTCTTGTTGAGGTCGATTATTTCCTGCGCACTCGCATCGCTTTCTTCTGCTTTTGCCAGCGTCTGCTTGGCGATTGCGATAGCGTCATCTTGGCGCGAGAGGATGAGAGCATCGAGCGCGTCCTTGGACAGCCCGATCTCCTCGCCGTGCGTCTTAAGCTTGTCGATTTCCTTGTCCAGGCTGTCGTTAGCTTTCTGGCGCGCGGCGTCTTCTGCCTCCATTTCCTGGCGATAGGCCTCTCCTGCGGCCTGCGCCGCTTTCTGCGCTGTGGCCTGCTTGTCGAGCGCCAGGGCCGATTCAAGCATGGATGATACTCGGATTTTTTCCGATTCTGTTAGTTTGATCGTGCCGTTCTGGATGCCGACCATCGTATCCAGCGCGAGCTTTTGCGCGCGCGTCATCTTGTCTTGCGAATCTGATCCGGCCATCAGTTCGGCGTTGAGCTTGGCAATAGAGCCGTAAACGGAATCGTAGGAATCCTTCGCGGCCTTGGCGCTGGTTTTCGTCTTGTCAGCGTAGCGACTTTGGATTTCAGTAATGGCGTTCAGGATTTCCGCCTGCGATTTACCGCCTTGCGTTCCCTCGATCTCGGCCTGCGTGATCTCGCGCCACATCCTGGCGGTCTTGTCCAGGTGCTTCTCGCGTTCCTGGTCGAAAGCGATAGCGGCTTGTTGCTGCTTGTTAGACTCGGCCTTGACGGTCGCGGCGGCGGCTTCGGCAGCAGAACTTGCTTTCATCTTGTCGATGTATTTTTGCTGGGCGTCGATATCCGCCTGGGTGGGTGCAAAGAATCTGCCCAGGTTGCCCTGCTGATATTCGCCGAGGGACTGCTTCATCTTATCCAGATTGGCCTGGGCTTCATCGAGCGTGGTGGGCCGCCCGATATTCATCATTGCATCCCAAGCAGACTTCGCGCCGTCCTTGACGCTGAGCCACGCGCGTTGCAACGAGCCAAGACTCGCGCGCAATTCGTCCGCTTTCTTCTCCACGTCGCTGGCGTAAGCCGTTTGCGCGAGCGCTGCTGCTGCGGCTTTGTTGCCCTGATCTTCGAGCGCCTTGATTTGCAGGTAGATGGATTCGGTTAAAAAGTGAGTCGCGTCATTTAGTTTGAGCGATGCTTCAACCGGCGACTTGCCGAGTTCGTTGAATTGCTTGACGGTTTCCTCTGCCGCCGGGCCGCCGACTCTCTCCAAGTCGATCGCGGCTTGCGCGGCCTGCTGCAATCCGTCTGCCGCGACTTTACCGCCGGATGCTAATTCCGCCAGCACCTCGGCAGCGAAATGCTGCGTGGCGCTGGTGGCGGCGGCGACGTTGCCTGCCATTACCTGCAATCCGGCGGCTGTTTCCCCAGCCGCATTGCCTGTGAGGACGAGGGCGCGCGCGTAGGCGTCACTTTCTACGGCGCCCATCTTGATGGCAATGGCGAACGCCGCGACGGCGGCAACAGCAGCGGTTATGGCACCCCCCATCCCGAAGATAGATGCCACTGTAAAATTGGTGCGCTCCGCCAGCACCATCAGGCTGCCGGGGATGCGAGAGAAATTGCCGGACATTACCTCATGCCCAAGCACCATCAACTCCCGTCTGGCCTGAACCGTGGCGAATGCGCCTTTGTCGGCTGCTGCCGCCATTGCTCCAAAGCCATTTCCGGCGTCTTCGCCAACCTTTACAAGTTGCCCGCCTACTTCTTTATATCCGTTGGCGAGCATGTAGGCCTTGTCCCTGGCCGCGTCCATCGAAGCCGTTACTGCGGACATTGCTTGATTCTGCGCCAGTACCTTTTCTTTCCAATCGTCTCCAATTGTTGCGGCGCGTTTGACTTGATCGTTGAACGCGCGCATGGATTCCGACATCTTGCCGGTGGACTGCTGCGATACCGAGGCCATCTGGCCGAGCTGATCGCCAAACTTCCCTGCCGTATCTGCGGCGCGAGTCATGCCCTCATTGAAAGCCGAGATATCGGCGGATACCTGTACGTTTAGGTTTTCAATGGTCATTGGTTAATTCTCGAATTCTCGTGATGAGGGCTTCTTTAATGGCGTCCGTTGCTTCTTTACCGTGCGCGTCAACGGCTGGGCGCATGTATGGGTGCGCCGGAACCTCTGGTGCGCCGATGCGTTTCAGCTCTACCCGTTGGTTTTTACTTGATCGGCGTCCGCCCTTTATGGACTGGCCTTTTGTGCGGATCAAGTGCCCAAACTCCACCCATTGTCCATAATACCCATCCGGGCCGCCAAACTTGCCTTTGCGAACCGTAACGTAATAGGTTTGCACGAATGGGCCGCTCTTTTCCTCGATCCGCTTGACGATGATGGCGTCCGAAAGCGTGCCGGTAACGTTATGCACGTTGGCCTTTGCCGACTCCTGGATAATTGCTGCGCCGGTATAGGCCGCACGGCGCAAACCGGCCTCCGCAAGCTGTTTAGGCAAGGTTTGAAACATCGCCTTTAGCTCACCGAGTCCTGTTATTACAACATCGGCCATCATTCCCCCGGCGCAACGCCAAATAGAGCCGCCAGCATCAAGGCTGACTGCGCTTCTGGATCGTCTTCCAGAATCGGTTTGTTGGTACTTTCTGCGCGTTCTGAAAACATGACGAAGTCACTTGGCTTCGCCATTGGAGCATCATCTTTCAGCGTCTTTCCTGCGTAGTTGATGACCGTCGAGGCGATCACGCCAGCCTGTAAGTCTCCCCGGATATAACCAAACGGTTCGATTGCGTAAAACTCGCGCCATTCTGCTATCTCTCGGCAAGTGACGTTGGCAAGCCCCCATTCGACAGACGGCCAGCCCAGCGCCAAGGCGAGGCGAAAGTGGAACCGCCTCTCATGGTCATCAACTAATCGTTTCCCAGCTCTTCCTTGCTATTTTTAGTCCAGCCATTAAGCTCGTTAATGGCTTCCATCACGCGCTTCAACGCTGCCTCGGATTTTCCCTCAAGGGCCGCGATATCGTCTTGCGTGAAGATGGGATTCCCGTTTTCGTCAACGATGGACTTAACCATCAGCCGATAGCCGAAGGTTTCGTCCGTGCCAGATTTAGGAGCCGTATTGCGGACATCGCGGAGAATCGCCGGGGTGACTGCCATGATGCGAACTTCGCCGCCCCATTCAGGCACTTCGACGATTTGCGATTCACGGTCGTTGGAGGTGATGATCTGATCTTTAGTGAGAAGAGCCATTGTTAATTCCTTGTGTTTGCCGCCAAAAGGCGGCATTTATCCATCATTAAGCGCGAATGACTGCGCCGGTGATAACCAGAGTCACGGCATTCTTAACCACGCCATCGACTGAGCCTGCATCAGACACTTTCGAGCAGTACGCAGCGAATGTTGCAGTGTTGGCGTTCGGCAAAGTCAGCTTGTACTGCTTGAGGCTTTGCGCGGTTCTGGACGCGCGAAGCGCCAATTGGCCCGCATCGCTGTTGTCCTGATCCATGTTGAAGCTGAAATTGCCGTTGTCCTGCAAGCCCATGCGCTTCTCTTTGGCTGTGCTTACCAGGTTAGTCACGTCGATCACGGCGGCGCTACCGTCAAAGGCCGTGAAATCGCGGATATTTGCGATTGGCGTCCAGGTAACAGGCGTGGCAGTACCGCCAGATGCCCAAGCTGAGCCGCCGGTGGTGTCAACGTCGACTGCGTATGTGTTTGTCGTGACGTTTCTAACTACAAGCGTCTGGCCGTTAAGCGTCGTGTTGCCTGTCAATGACGCGAACGTCACCACGTCGCCGTTGGCGAAACCGTGGGCGGTTGATTGGACAATCGTCGGGTTGCCAAGAGTAAGTCCGGTGACGTTCTTGGCGGCGCCGGTAGCGGTGCCGATAGCAAAAGTAGAGCCTTGTGCGCTGATTGCTGTTGATGCCATGATGAATCTCCTTTAGGGCGTAAAAAAACCGCCCGTGGGCGGTGTTGGGACGAAAAAAACCGCATTTCAGCGGTCGTTAATACCATATTGAGTAATCCTGGGTGACGCGGAATAACTTAACTTCTGCTTCGTATAAGTCGCTGCTCATCTTCGGCACGTTCACAAGCGTTTTTGCCTGCGCCGCCGCCTGCATTGCCGACTGTACGCTGGCAACAAGCGACTTGACGCCGCCATAGGTATCGCTGTAGCAGTCGATCTGCATTCTGGTGTTGTTGATCGGGCTTGTGTTGCCGATCGTGTATTCCGGGCTGTTGGTGATGTTCTGGTACACGATAAACGGCACGGTTGGCGAGTCCGGCGCAACCATAGGGTACATGCGACCTCCAACCAGGCCGTTCAGAACGGTGAACAAGGTGTTTTCAACCATCATTCAGTCCTTCGGAAACCGTCAGAATGACAATCGCGTTGCGTTCTTCCACGTTGCTCATCGAATGGATATTAAAAATCCGCCCGTTGTAGAGCACGCGGTATGCCACAACAGTTTTAGGCTGGGCGAATATGGACTGATATCTCACGGTGATGGTGTGCGATATGTCAACGTTCACGGCCTGCGCAGCCATGACTTCGCGCCCTGATATGCTTTCTATATCCGCCCAGACAGTAGCCAGCGTGATCCATGTGTCGGACTGCTGGCCGAATGTATCCTGGGTAGTGGCGCGCCGCTGTATCTGGACGCGCTTGCGCAATGTGCCGGTGCGGATCATTTAATATGTGACTACGCGATAGGGATCAAGAAGTCCGTCAACGTATGGCAACAGCTCGACTTTCCCGCGATTCATAAGAGCAACCTCCTCCCGATTCTCAAAAAGGCTGGCAACGCGCAACTTAATCCAGGATTTAATACCTTCTGGCACGGCTGAATAGCCTGCGGTAAAGGCGATCTCAACCGATCCGATCTGTGGCAGACTGATAGGCCAGATTTTGCCGAATACCGGCGTAATGCGCGCCGGTTCGGTGCTGGTGTCCACAACGTAATCAGTCGGCGGCATCGTTTGTTTCACCCCGGACATGTCCAGGTACTTGATCGAGGTGACGGACTGCACCGGGCTTTTATTTAGCAGGATGGCATGGCCTGGCAGAGAAAACGACACGCCAGCAGGCACGCCAATCAAAGACGGCCCTGGGAATGCATCAAGCACCAGTTTCCACGTCGCAGTGACGAACTGGCGCTGGGTAATCATTTCGGCGTGTTGTCGCGCTGCCGAGATAAGCGCGGAGATAAGCGCGTCGTCGTCCAGAACATCCACGCGCAAGTGCAACTTGGCTTCTTCCAGCGTTACCGGCTCGGATGCTGGTGGCGTGACAAGGACGTATGGCATTATTCGCTCGAATTAAAAGGGGCGACCGAGGCCGCCCCGGTTGATTAGCCGACGATTTCAGCAACCAAGGATTGCGAGACAGGCGCGTCCTTGGCTACAGCACCAAGCAGGTTCAAGCCCACCTGGCTGGCTGCGGCGCCGACCGTGAGGGAGACGCGGATATATTCGTATCCGTTGTTGGTGTCGAGCTCATCGGGGCGCAGGTTGATCATCGCCGAACGGTTGTCGCCGGTGGCCTTGACGATCTGGGTGATAGCCTTGCCGGTTACGTCCTTTGCACCTGTGCCGCTGGCGTCGCTGGCCTGCTGGATTTTCGCGTCAACAGTGGCTGACGTGCCAAGGACGCCGGTTTGCACCAGCGCCAGGATGCGCTCGGAATTGCCTGTGTTCACCCAGCCGGTGGTTACAGTTCCAGCGGCCTGGCTGACGGGATTGATGATTGCGAGCACGGCGAGTTGCTCAGAGATTTTTGCATTCGTGTACATGGAATTGCTCCTAAATAGATGGGGCGACCGAGGCCGCCCCGATTACCGATTAGCGTGCGGCCAGCGAGACAAAGTGCGAACGTGTCACGCTCGACTTCGGCGGGGTTACAGGCTTAGACAGGATCGGCTTGCCGTTGAGGCGGAACGTAAAGCGGAACGCCGTCGCATCTGCGTCGAAATACAGGTGCATCGAGGTTGCCGTCTGCACGCCACCGGCCTTGGTGATAGTGCGGTAGCCGTTCAACGACAGCAGGTTCAAGTCGCCTTGGCTGGAGAAGGCCGATGCATGCTCGGACAACATCAGCGGACGGCCCTTCAACATGCCGTAAGGGGCGTTTGCCGCAGTCATGTTCGGCAGGTAGATGGGGAACTGGCCGACAGTCAGCGCTTCCAGGTATGGCAGGATATCGGGCGTGGCAAGCCAGAAGGCATGCCCAAGCTCGCCCGGCAGCAGGCGCGTTACCATGTTGCTGATGTTTGCCACGGACAGCGTATTGGTGGCCTGGCCGGAGTCCTTGGCCTGCACGATAGACGGGCCGCCATTCAGCGCGCCGAGGGGTTTGCCAGCGCCATCTCCAAACAGGATAGCTTCATTCACCTTCCACGTAATCCGCTCAGGGGCGACTTGTTGCAGGTAAGAGCCGATGGCAAAACCATCGTCCACCAGCTCATTAGTCACCGGCACCAGCGCCATCAGCTTGTGCAGCACAAGCGTCTCAGTGCCCAGCGCAGGCTTGCTGGCGTTTGCGGCGGACGCTTCGGCCTGCCAATAAACCTGCACGCCAGTCGATCCCCAAGGGGTGGATTCGTCTTTCGGGAAAATCATGCTGTTGCCGGTGACTTCGGTGTTCTGAGTCTGCGGCAGCAGGGAGTTTTCACCGAGGGCGAGCCGCCAGATTTCACTGGAGAACTCAGGCGGGATGGCGAAGCCACCATCAGCACCCGTGGACTCGCTGCCGAAAGTCGAGGGGGCGGCGGCAAAACGGGCGTCACGCTCGCCAAACAGGGCCGAACGGGCGACAGAGCGGGAGAAATCGCCAAAGGATCTGAATCCGCGCTTGGGGTCGTTCTCGATATTTTCGGTGACGGTGACAAAGCCAGCGGACTTGATGCCGATCTTGGCCTCTTCGGCGATCAGGACATGCTCGCGGTCGATGGCGGCGTTGGCTGCTTCGATCTGGGAGCGCAGGCCGTCGAAAGCGGTGATTTCGTCAGCGGTCAGGTCGCGGTCGGATGCTTCTGCGCCTGCGGTGATTGCGCGGGCCTGCTCGACCAGCGTGGATTTACGGGCATTAAGCTCGCGGAGTTTCTTGCTCATTGTGTTCTCCAAAAATGGACGGGCGTAAAAAAACCGCCAAAAGGCGGCTGTTGGGGTGACACGATGGCCTTCGGGCCGACGCCATGATCGACGGATCGCGGCGGGCGGGCTGTGTCTAGCCCATGATCTCCAGTTCACGCTTGGCGGATGCCAGGCGGTTTGCTGATGGTTTCTGCGCAGACTTGGCATCGCGCTGCATTTTCTTGACTACTTCGTCGAATGTCATGATTCCATCCACCATCTTTTCAGACAGTGCTTGATCTGCGCCGAGCACGCGGCCTTGGCCCATGCCGTTGCGCACCTGATCGACGGGTACGTTGCGGCCCTTGGCGACAGCCCTGGTGAAGGCGGTGTAGTAGTCATCGACACGCGACTGCATGAACGATTGCGCCTCGGCATCGAGCGGTTGGTAGGGGTTGCCCTCAACCTTGAACTTGCCTGCCGAGATCAGGGTGGTTTTGACACCGGCATCTTCCATCGCCGCCGACCAATCCTCGTGCGCCTGCCATACGCCGATGCTGCCGACTTCGCCGCCGGGCGTGACGTAGAGTTCTGACGCGGCAGAACCGATCCAGTAGGCGGCTGAGGCGGCCA